TAATCTCGTAATTTATAAAACATAATGTATATATTAATAGAAAAATATCATTTTTTTCTATTTTTATTAAATTAAATTCAACAAAAAATAATATCTATAGAAACACTAATATAATTATACATATTATTTTCATTAATACAATTTAATTTCATTTTTTCTGTTAAAATCCACAATTCTTGTTCTCGAATTCTTTCTTGCTCAAGGTTATATTCTCGTTCTTTATTCATTTTTTGATATATCTCATCAAGACTTGCCATTTCAAACTATATTTTTATTTAAATGTATAAATTATTCGATATATATAAAATAAAAAATATATATTATTCAATTAAATTATAATTTGTATAATATATTTATATTTTAACTTTTTTTAACTTTAAAATAATTATATTTTTAGTTTATTGAAAAAATGTAATAAATTGAACCTTTTAATGCTAATATATAACATTATAAATATAAATAATAATTATGGAATTTAATGATAAATGGACAAAGGAAGTTAATGATGAGTATCGTAAAATGATATGTGAGCATAAATCAACAGATGAAATATTAAAATATTTTGGTGATTTGATGAAATATAATCCTAAGCATAAATATAGTGGTGATTTATTAACATATGAAAGATTTATGCTAACAGTTAATGAAATAAAATTTCATCCAAATTATATAAATTATGGATTTAATTATTTTCCATCTAAAAGGTTTAAAAATAAAGATGATATATATTGTTTTTTTAATATAAATAATACTGATTATATTTTAATTCTTGAATATTTAATTGAAAATAATTCATCTTTTAAAAATAAAGTTGTATATAATATTTTTTTCACAACTAAAGAACAATATGATATTTTTGATAATATATCAAAAGATTTGTCAGCTAACGATATTGAGAAAAAATTTTTAGAATTACAAAATATTGTAGAAAAAACTACTAATAAAAGAGATATAATAAAAATATTTAATTCATTATCTTATATTTTATTGAAAATGAGTGATAGAATAAAAAAATGTATTTATATGATTAGTGAAACTGATGATATTAGAAAATTTAATTTTTATAAAAAATCTATTGAGGATTCATTTGACAATTTTGAATTAACTATAGATATTAGTAAGTTCTTACCTGGTAAAAAAAGTTATTATTACAAAATAAAAATATGAAAATCGAAAAATTTAAAAGTTATTTAATATTAGAAGAAGTTGGTATTAATAGTGATATAAAAAAATTAACTAATCAGTTATATGAATTATTAATTAATTCTAATAAAACAATAAATAAATTTGATGGTAGTATATTTAAATTAGATAAAATTAAAATAGAATCTATCACAGTTTATTTAATTGATATGCCTGTATCTGGATCTTTTGATGCTGATGAATCAAAAATTACTGATAATGTAATTAATATAATATTAAAAATAAATAAAGATGAAATTAATACGGAAGTTATACATCATGAATTGAATCATGTTTTACAATTTTACATGGTAGGTAAAGAAAAATTTATAAAAAGTATTAATAATTTAAAAATTCAAAGATTAAGTTTAAATTTTTTAAATGATCCTATGATAGAAGAGTTTATTAGTTTATTTTATTATTCTCAGGATGGTGAAATATCATCTTTTGTATCAGAATCATATTATTCAATAAAAAATAACATAAAATTCAATATCAATGATAATATAACTGAGAATGAATTTAATAAATTATTTAAAAAATATTATAAACAATGTTACATATATGATGCTTCTATAATGTTAGATAAATTTAATTTAAAAAATTTTAGTAGATTAAATTCTAATAATTTGGTTATATTTTTTAATGTTTTAAATGATAAAAAGAATTTATTGAAAATACATCAAAAAAGTGGAAAATTTAAAAAATTTTTATTAGATATTTATGATGTGTTAACTAACCGTTATTTTAATGATTATTATTATAAAAAAATAGATAAGAGTATTAAAATAGAAAATTTGGATAATATATTAGAAATTTATGATAAAAGATTTAAGAATGCATCAAAAACTATTAAAAATAAGTTATCTAAATTATATAGTTTAATATTAGATGAATTAAAACATGAAAATTTAATAAAAAATTAATTATAAAATTGAATCTTTTAATATTAATATATAAAAGTATAAAAATTTAAATTAAAAATGGAAGATAAAGATAAAAAACTAGAATTTATCGGTAAAGTGGTTAAAATGCCAAAAAACACTAAAGCAAAAAATGCATACAATTTTTTAGAAAACATAAAAGTTTCAAAAAGTAAATTGTGGTATATTCTTATTGAAAAAGATGAGAATAAGTTACAATGTATTAAATATAATAATAAAATGGGTGTTAATTTAACTTTATTAATAGAAGGAATGAAGAATTATTATGAAAAGGATGAGAACATTCAGAAATATATTAATGAGCTTAAAATTGAAGGTAATGATAAATTTAGTATAATTACAGCTATTCCTGATGTAGAAATTTTACCAGGTAAAAAAATGATAACGTTTTTAACAGAGAATTTAATACAGTTATTATATAAATAAAAAATTAAATATATGATAAATAATTACGATGAATATATATTAGAAAATAGAGGAATATCAAATATTATAAAACAATATACAGATATAATATTTATAGAAATTAAAAAAAATATAGAAGATAATATTTCAGATGAAATAATATTAGATTTAGATGCTCAGAATGATTTTATTTTAAAAAATATGTTAATTGATTATAAATTATCTAATAGAAATTATGGATTATTTGATTCATCTCATATTATATTTAAAGATGATATATTATATAATGTTATAATTAGAATTGAAATAGATCAAAATAAATTCAACGACGTAAAAATAAAGGAAATAATAACTCACGAATTGACTCACATTTTAGAATATTTTAGAATAAAACAAAATGATGTAAAATTAAATTTAAATATTAACGTTGATCCGAACTATATTTCAGTTCGTAAATCTATAAACTATATTAATTTTGATAATGAGTGGAATAGTTTTAAAACTCTGATTTATTTATCTTTAGATACTGAATATAACGCAAGGATTGCACAACTTTATCAATTTTTAATAGATTTTAATTCAAAAGATAGTGATTTTTTAATGAATAAATTTTTAAATAGTGAAACTTATAAATGTTACAGTTATTTAGATGAATTTAATGCAGAACTATTTTTGATAAAATTAAAAATGAATATTGGAGAAAATACATTAATATCGGAAATTAATAGATTGAATCAGGAATTAATAAATAGTGGTGTAAACAAACTTAATGGTTATAAATTTATAAAAATTGTTGATATAGATAATGTTGAAGCATATTTAAACAATTGGAAAAATTTATTTAAGAATAAAAATAAAAAACACATAAAAAAAATAAATTTGATTATCAAAGAAGTTATATCCGATGTTAAAGATAATAAAAAATGGTGTGATAATTTTGAAATTGATGAGAGTTATAAAAATAGATTATTAGAATAAATTATATAATTAAAAAATAAATTGAATTATAAATAAAATAATGATAATAAAAAATAAAATATTTAATTTAATAGTAGAGAAAGTTGGAATTGAGTTGGATATTAAAGATTTAAGTGATCAAATTTATAAATTGATTATAAATGATAAAAAATTATATTATAAATTTGATGGTAAGTTATTTGATGTTAGAATTATGCACATTAATTCAATACTGATATTTATATCAAACAATGATTCTTCATTTGATGCATCATCTTCAACATTAACTGAAAAAGGATTTGATATTATATTGAATATAAATAAGAATGATATAGAAACTAAAGTTATACATCACGAATTAAATCATGCTTTAAAATTTTATATGATAGGTAAAGAAAAATATATAGATAAAACTCGTGAATTAAAAAGTTATAAAATGAGTAGAACTTTTATTAAAAACCCAGATATTGAAGATTTTATAGATTTGGTTTATTATTCTGATTTAGAAGAAGTTGATTCTTTCATTAGTGAAGCATATTATGAAATTATGGAAAATTTTAAAAAAATTGGTAGAGTTATAACTAATATAGAATTTAATAAATATTTTAATTCATTTCACAAAGATACTTACATATATAAAATGTCTGATGTATTATATAATTATAATTTTAAAATATTAAAAAAATATAATTCTGATATGCTGGTTGTATTTTTTAATGTTTTAAATGATAAAAAAAATTTATTAATAATATCAAAAAAAAGTGGAAAATTTAAAAAATTTTTATTGAATATTATAAATTTATTTAATGATAAATATTATATGAGTTGGTATTATAGTAGAATAGATAAAAACATTAAAATTGAGAATTTAGATGAGATATTAGAAATATATGATAAAAGATTTAAAAGTGCATCAAAAACTATTAAAAATAAATTATCTAAATTATATAGTTTAATCTTGGAAGAATTAAAGAATGAAAATTTAATAAAATAAAAAATGTAGATATTAATATCTACATTTTTTATTTTCAAGGAAGTTGAGAGTAATAATCTATTTTAAAATTAGGATATAATTCTATTATATAAATAATTCATCAACACTGACTAATTTAAGTAATTCTTTTCTATTATAATTAAAATAATTCCAATCTGTTTGTAAATTATATTTTTTTGAACTAAAATTTATGTTTTCCTTATTTTTTTATAACTTCGACTCCCCAATCTGTATCTACTGTAAAATAATTTAATTCAAAAGTAGTTACTGCATTAATATAACCACAATATACATTTCCATTCCAATCACCTCCATCTTTAATCCACAAAGTTGAAAATCACCTATCATATCAGAAAAAGAAAAATAATCAAAAATGTATAATATAAGAATTCATAACAACCCTAATATCACTTAAATCTTTTGATATATAATTATCATAACAATATTGAAGAGCAGTTTTATGATGCATTGCTGTCATATTAATCTTATCGTTATTTTGTATAACTATTTCTTTAATATTTAATATATCACAAAAATCTCTTATTGTTTTTCTAAAATCATCATCAATTCCATTATTTACAATAACATAATTTATTTTTTTTACAATATTTCATTAATTGAAAATATTGTAAATATAGATGATCTAATTTATTATAATGAATAGAATATACTGTTATCATAAATTATATATTAGTTTATTATTTTGAATATTAATAAATTCATTCTTATATATTAATAATTCATTTTTAATATTTTGAATATCTAAATTTGTATATTAATTAAATAATTATTTATAATATTTCAATCTAGATTTATTTAATCTTATATTAGTCACCAAAGTAGAATATGTTAAATTTAAATCCTTTGCTGCTTGTCCTATGGTATCATAAATTTTATTAGTTAATGTATCAATAACTTTTTTTGATTTTTTGTGATTTTTACCGGATTTTTTTTCTATTTGTTCAATGGTTTGTTTTATACCAAAAAACGGAGAAGTACTTCCTGTTTTACCATACCAATAATTATTTTCTCCACTAGTTTTTAATATTCTTTCAATTGTTTGTTTTTTTCCAAAATTCGGATTTTTTTCTCCTTTATTACCAAAATTCGCATTACCTTCTCCTTTTATTTTTTCACAAAATTCTTTAGTTCTTTTTTTACCATAAGAAGGATGCAATACCCCTTTTCTATTTCTCATTTTTTCTTTTGATTCTTCACTATGCTTTCCTCTACTACCACCTGATGCCAAATTTAACATATCAAATCCGTTATTTTTATATTCATTAATATAATATATTTCTTTTTGATCTAATATATCTTGTGTAATATCATCATTAAATTCACATATTATTTCTACAATATGGTTTTCAAAACCATATTTAACTAATGAATTAAATAATTTTCTTTGTTTTTCACAATTTAGATTTTTATATTTATTAAATCTTTTTTTTAAATCCCAACTTTGTCCGATATATATTTTTCCTGATGGACTAATAATTTTATATATTCCTATGTTCATAATTATATATTAGTTTATTAGTTTATTAGTTTATTATTTTGAATATTAATAAATTCATTCTTATATATTAATAATTCTTTTTTAAGTTCATCTACATTTAGATCTGGATATCTAGTTTCTCCTATTCCACCTTTATCACTAATAGCAAAAGCAAAGTCTTTACATAAAACTACTTTTGTTGGTGGATTAAAGTGTAAGTAGCAATTAATGTAACTTTCATCGTTTACCCCAGGTTCATATGGTATTTTTTTATCTTCCAATTGATAATATCTCATAGTTTTACAAAATTCAATCATATTTTCAGATGTACCACCAAAAAAAGCACCATAAAAATACATTTGATGTAATTTAGTATCAAATGGTACATATGCTTTTGATAACGGATTTCTATCAAATCCTTTTTCATTTTTCATCCAATCTTGATCTGCATAATGCTGGCCTCCAACTAAATCTCCAATAAACCAATCTTCAATAAAATCTTTATTTACATTAGTATCAGCATCAAAATAAAATAGATAATCACTTTTTAATTTATCTTTAATTGATAATATAGATGTAAATTTTAAGTTTGTTCCATCTACCCAATTACTATTAGTCACATGAAAATATTCAACATCAATATTATCAGGTATATAATTTTTTGGATCATTATCCGAGAAAAAATAGAATGTGATATTTTTATCACCTTTGTAAAATTTCATAAATCTTTTAATAAATCTTATTCCTAACACAAAATAAGCATTTGTAGCTAATACAACTATTCCTATATTCATTTAATTTTTTATTTTTTACCAGATTATATCTTTGAAATTTTCTTCTGTCTCTTTTATTTCTTTTACATAATTATATGTACAATTATCATCATCACCGTTGAGTTCTTTATTAAATGGAGAAACTTGATATTCTATTTTACTAAAATGTGTATCACTTTTTCCAGCAATACCTGCATTATGAAAAATATAAGTTTCATTCCATCTATTTATTGAATCAGTAGCCCAACAAAAATCCAATTCTTTATTAATCTCAACTTCATGATTATAATAAACTGCATTCCATAGAACTGCCCACATATCAGATGTCCATGATTGAATAGGATGTTCAGGATTATATATACTTTCTGTTTTTTTCATATGAGAATATAAATTTTCACTATCATCATACACCTTTTTCCAATAATCAGAATTTATTCCTTTCATTAAATATTGTGCTCCTCCTGCATTTTCATCAATTGCTACAATATCTTCTGGTTTTACTTTAGATATTTCACACATCTCATTAAATAATTGTTCACTTTTACTTTTAATATACACTGTATCAATATACGATTTTGTATCACTTAAATGCCATTTTTTATCATTTATCATTTCAGTGAAATCTAATTTTTTTGTGAAAACCATATCTGGATCACAATAAAATAAAGTTTCATCATTATATTCAGGATGTTCATTAAAGAATTTTTCTAATATATGAGGTCTTAATGAAGATGGATATATTGGATTTACTCTTTCATCTTTATAAATAAAAAATTTAGATTTAATTTTTTCATTATTCATTAATGATTTTAAAATTGGACTAGGATTTGAAGATGATACTACATAAATAGTGTCTTCATCATATCCATATTTCATAAAATTATTTATTTGTACAAGAACTTGCCATAAATAATAATTGTGATCAAAAGTTGCTACTAATATTTTCATTGATTTATTTGTTTTTTTTATTGTAGGCAAAATATATAAATAGGTTTATATTTTATAAAAAAAATGACTGATTAATCAGTCATTTTAATAATTTATATAAAATTTAAATTTGTTTCTTGATCAACACCAGCGGAGGTTACTACTTTAATCATAGAAAGTCCAATATATGTAGTATTAGGTATAATTCCTTGTATTTCAGTACTAGATATAAATTTTTGAGAATCTAATACTAAATATTGAACTGTACTTCCTGTAATTATACTTACATAAACATCAGTATAATATTTAACAAAATTACTTCCAAGAATAGTAATTAATGTTCCTCCTGATACATTTACAGGACTATCTAATTTATTTATTATTGGAGATGATGATGCTTCTACATAAATTTCAAAAGGAGAATATGTACAAGATCCAGCTATTGTTGTAGCATAAATATTTATAATTTCATTAGAATCTATTGTAAATCCAGATGGTACATAAACACTTAAATGAGTATCATCTATTGTAGTTGTTTCTGCATAAGTTCCTGGATACGAAGTTCCAAAACTAATGGTACCTCCTGATAAATATGTACCATAGATATCAATAATATCATCATATTGACCATATATAGGACTTATTTTTGAAATTATTGGTGGATTTAAACCTGTATTAGGATCAACTGTAAATCCATTTAATGTATAACTTGAATTTATACTTTCTACTCTAATATCAACTGGTCCAGTCGGAATTAAATCACTTGTTGATGAAGCATTTAATATTTGAACAGTTAATCCTGATTGATTATTATAAGAAAATCTTGATAATACATTTCCAATATAAACACTCATTGATGGACTATTAATAAACCCACTACCATATAATCCAATTGAATTATTTCCTCTTTGCATATGATTAATACTAAAACTTGTTATAGTCAAACTACCAGGATTTAATACTGTATAAGAATAAGGTAATGATGATCCATATTTATTTATAACAATTACTGTATTTATACCTGGAATTACATTAGTTCCTATATAAATATAGCAACTACCTGAATCTATAGGTAAAGTATTACATATAACGCTACTAAAAGTAACTGTTAATGGTGAATCTAAATTTGTCCCTGTCATAATTACAGTATTCCCTGGATATACTGATGTCGATATACTTGATACTGTTGGAATTAATGTAGAAGTAGAGCCACAAACTGTAAATCCTGAAAATGTCATATCATTAACGCTAATTAATGTATCTCCAATTGGAGTATCTCCTGATATTGTAACTGTTAACTGTCCTGAATTTATTATGCTAATATTTGATGATTGATTAGGTCCAAAACGTACTAATAAATTATTAATATCTATAAAATTTTCGCCAAATATATTAATAGTATCTCCTAAATTTGCATATGTTGGGTAAAAATTAGTAACTATTGGAATTGTTCCGCCATTAATATTAATATTTGAAAGTAAACTTTGTCCAAAAGTTGTTTGAATATAAAATTGTGTTGATCCAGTTGGAATTATTGGAACTACTGCTGTTAACGTAGTTGAATTAATTACCGTTGTTGTTGAAATAGTAGATGCTGGATTAAAATATACAGAAGTTTGTCCAGCGATAAAATATAATCCATTAATAGTTATTGTAGAATTTATATTAGCAATTGATGGATAACTAGTAATTACAGGCTTATTTATTTGCTGATATACTTTATATTTTACGGAAGTTCCTGTTCCTAATGAAGAAGTTATTACAACATCAACTTCATTATCATAATTAGGTAAATTAGGTATTATTACGGTCAATTGATTTGAATTCACTACTGTTGTTATTCCTGTAATTCCACTAAATGACGCCACTACAGCACCAAAGAAATTTATACCATATATTGTTATAGTATCACCATTAAATGCTGATGATGTTGGATTAAAAGATATAATATTTGGCGCATTTGAATAACCTGCAAATAAATATGTTGCTCCGCTACCAGTATCATCTTTCATCCAAAATCCACCAGTTACTCCACTAGTTACTCCACTACCAACTGTTGAATCATCATAACCAAAATAAATATAACCTTCTTCAGGTGTTTCAACTTCTTCTTTAAGTATTTTTTGAATTTTTATATAGCTCATATGTAACGATTTTTCTTTTCGTTATATATAAATTTTTAAATATCATATTGCAATTCTAATATTTTATTTTTTTCGTAAAATACTATAAGTAACTTATTTGTTTCTTCAAACATTTTTTTCTCTGGTATACTCCAAATTATATTATTTTTACTTAATGATGTGTCAGATAATGTATAATATATCATATCTGAATTATAATCTCTAATATCAATATTTAAAGGTTCAACATCATCACCTTTATAAATTATTGTAAATTTATTTTCATTTTTATCATATTTAAAGAAAATATCATTTTTATTTAAATTATATTTTAAATTATATTTAGTAAAATTGAAATTATTAGGATTTTCAATGAGTTTACATTTAATAATTTTATCAGTTATCATTTTTGGCGTAATATTAGTTGAACATTCAAATTGATTATCTGTATTTTTATGTATAGGACACCAATTCCAATCTCCTGGATCAAATTGATGAGTATTAAAACAACCATTACAAACATTAAAATTATGAACATTTATATTATTAGATTTAAATTCACAGAAAGGATTAGAAAATCCAGACATCATTACTACTTTTTTACCAACAGCCCAAGCTAACCAACTTAATCCAGAACCAACTCCAATATAAAATTCACACCATTTTAATTCATTTATTCTTTGCTCAATAGGAAAATCACCAGTTTTATTTATTATATTTTTAAGAGTAGTTGACTGCTTACTTATTACCATAACTTTATAACCTTGAACATTAAGCCAATCAACTAAAATTTGCCAGCCTTTGTTGCTATCTTTACAAGGGTAATGCCAGTGTTTTGCATTCGCAGTAGAAAATTGTCCAATACAAACATATTTTTCTTTAATTGGTCTAACTCCTTCAGGAATTTCAATTTTTGGTACAATTTCTTTATATTCTAATCCAAGAATATCACATGCTGTTTTTTGCAAAGGAATAGTTTTATAATCAATTGGATTTTTATTTCTATCAAATGGTAAATACCATCCTATTTTATATTTAGCATATAAATCGTTAATATTTGATTGACCAGGCTTTAAAAATGTAATTTCAGGATATTGATTTATAAACCAATTATTCCAAAATGTAGAACAATAAACTTTACAGTTATGAATTTTTCTAAATTCTTCTATATATGGAAACCACGCTAATGTATCACCAATAGATTTACTTTCTAATGTTATTAATACATTTCTATTTGTTAAATCAAAATTATGATTAATTACTAATTTATTATTATGATAAATGTTAATTTTATATTCTTTATAACATTCATTATTTGTTTTACACCAATTATTATTATTTATTAAATTTTTATATATGACTTCTTTGGTATTTTTATCTAATATCTCAACATAAAATTCTGATTTTTTTGTACCAAGAATTTCAACTTTTGCACCTTCAATAAAATCAATATTATATTCATATTGAGCATCAATTGAATTTTGTTTTATTTTATCTATATTAAGTACTTCTTTATATTCATTTATTAATATATCTTCAAATGTATCATTATCATCTATAAGTTTTATATTAAAATTATCTAATATTCTTTTAGCATCTTTATCAACATCTCTTGTAAGATATTTTATATTTTTATAAGAATCATAAGTATCTAAATATGTACTAAGATTATTTAAATATATCGGTAAATCATAAGATGTTGCTTCTTTTACTGCTAACGGATTTAATTCATTTATAGATGAATGTATAAGTAAATTTGATGCCTGATAAAATAAATCAATATCATCTCTTTCACCGTGAATAATACAATTATTTGGTTTATTTTCTAATAAAGGTTTCCAATAATCTGAAAAATTATCAGCTTGATTACCTACAAAATGAAATTGTATTTTATATTTTTCTAATCTTCTTGCTATTTCAAATACATAACCTTGATTTTTACCTGATGTGAATAATCCAACATTCAAAACATGAAAATATTCAGGATCAAAATTTAATTTTTTAATAGCATATCCTTGATTTTTTTTTAATTTATTCATTGGATATTCAACCACAGATGAAGGAATATTAAATTTTTCATATTGTAATTGTGAAAATTTAGATACGAATAAAAATTTATCAGGAAAATATACTTTCTTATTTACATCAAATGTTGATGTGTGAGTAGTTTCAATAATTTTATATGGTCTATCATTCCTATATAACCAATCTGAATGTTCTTCCCTCATTCCATCATTGAACAGTTCAGGAATTTCTTCCATATGAATGATATCAGGATTAATATTTTCAATTATTTCTTGAAATTTGTCTCTAACACTTTCATCTTTATCCCATGTATTACCTAATGATATAAATCTATCTCCTAATAATTCTATTATTTTATTTCGTTGTACAACAAAACTCCAAGAAATTTGTCTATATTCTATAAGATATACTTCATTATTTTTTATTAAATATTCAACTCTTTTTAAAGATACAGAAGGCATTCCTCCAGTACTAACATGAGGTAAAATTAACAATATTCTCATTATAAATTATTTTTTTCTCTTTTTATAAGTTTATATCCCAAAAAATGTTTACATATAAAGAAATATAAACTGCAATCTAATTTTTTTATTATTTCACTTTTTTTATTAAATATTAATATTTCTCCATTAGGAGATTCAATAGTATAAATATAATATTCATCATCTTCTTTATTTATTATTATTTCTTTTTTATTTATTATTTCTTTTCTTATAAGTTTATATCCTTTATATTTTTTTAATGTAAAAAATCCCATGCTACATCCAATATATTCAATTACTTCTTTTCTACTATTAAATATTAATTCTTTTTTATCTGGTGTTTCAATATAATATCTAGTTGCAGCAGGATTATTAATACCTACATTTTTACCTTTTCTTATTTCACTCCAATGTTTTTTAGTTTCTTCTGAATGAGTTTTACCGTAAAAAGTAGATTTTTCCCCATATCTATCTAATTCTTTTGCTGCATTTTTTATTTTTTCTATTGTTTCATTTGATTTATTTTTGCCTGGATTAGCATTAGTTTTCCATAATTTTCTAAGTCTTTCTTTTTCAAAATTAGACATTTTTTGAAGTTTTCTTTTTTCTTTAATTATAGCTCTAGTTTCTTCTGTATGATGTTTACCAAAAAATGGATGATTTTCACCTTTCATTGTTCTATATGTTTTTCCTCCTTCACAAATATTATAAGCTATTTTTTTATTTGTTGCATTAAGTTCTTTTATCCAAAATATTTCTCTTTCATCCATATGTTTTTCATCAGTACAATATTCTATTATCTCTTTTTTAAAATTTTCTTTACCATATTTTTTTATTGCAAATGTAATTAATTTACCAGAACCATAATATTTAGGATTATCATTAAAATCTTGCCCAATATAAAATTTATTATTAATGAGATTTGTAGTTTTATATATTATCATAATTTTTTTATTAATATATATAAAAAATGAACCGCCCGTCGTGAAATTGGTAGTTAGATTTACATTATATTCTCATATTATAAATTATTTATTTTTTATGTAATTTTTTATTATATTTTTTATAATAAGTTTAAACTTTTTATTTATTTTGTTATAGATATAAACAAAAAAATATAGTTATGGAAAATTTGAAATTTGAATTCACAGTAGAAGAAGTAAATTTAATATTGGGTGCATTATCTGAAATGCCTTATAAAGTAGTAAATACTCTTTTATTAAAAGTTACTAAGGAAGCTAATGATCAAGTAAACGCACAAAACATTGCTAATGCACCAAAAGAACAAGCTTCAATTCAATAATTAAAAAATTTTGATCGTTTTATTGATAAGATGACCAAATTTTTTAATTTTAAAAAACTCATAAATATTTTTATGAGTTTTTTTGTTTATATCAATTGTTATATGTATCTTTGTACTCAAATTTAAAACATTTATATATTATGATTGAAAATGCAAATATTTCAGTACACCAAATTAATACAGTTACAGGAGATTTAATCGGTAATACCAGAAAAATTTTAAATTGTTTAAAGTTGGATAAAAATCATGCTAGTTATGATGATAATGTAGATATATCAGTGTTTCCAGAAACAGCTATTAGTGGATATTGCTGTGGTTCTCTTTGGGATAGAGAGGATTTTATTCGTGACCAAATTTCAAGGTTGAAAAAAATTGAAGAATATAGAAAAGAATTAGGATTGTGTGGAATAATTGTAATTGGATTTGTATCATCTCATGGTATAAATAGAAATGGATTTCCAATTTTAAAAAATTCAGTAGCTGTAATTGATGATAATGGAATTCGTACATATGATAAACAATTATTAGCTGATACAGACCATCATGAAGATAGAAAATATTTTACAGAAGGAACTGAAACTAAAGTGTTCGAAGTTAATTTACCAAGTATTGGTAAAACCATTATAGGTACACCAATTTGTGAAGATGCTTGGTTTATGAATCATAGTAGAGATATTTCACGAGAAATGGTTGATATGGGTGCTGAAATTTTGATTATACCTAATCAATCTTATTTTTATTATGGAAAGCAAAAAATTAGAAAAAATTTATTTTCTAAAATTGCCAAAAATAATATGGTTCCAGTTATTTCAGTAAATTCAGTTGGTTGCGGTGATATAGTTAAAAATATTATAATTTATGATGGTGCTTCTCTTGTATATAATAGTTATGGAAGATTAGTTAAAGAACTTCCTAAATTTGAAGAAAAAACTGAAACATTCAGATTAAAAGATTGTGAACCAATATTAGGCAGTAATGATAGTAAATATAAAGAAATAACTGAAGCTATTATATTTGAGCAGAAAGAATTTTTTAAATTATCAGGTATTGAAAATGCTCAGGTTCATGTATCTGGCGGACTTGATTCGTCTATTGTAGCAGCATTGGTTTATCGTGCTATGGGCAAAGAACACACTATATTCATTTCAAATCCATCTTCATTGAATACTAAATCTAAAAGTTATGTAAATCAATTAGATGAAAAATTAGGAATGATTACATATTGGCAACCTATTCAATCAACAGTTGATGAAATATTAAATGTAGATGATGTACATATGAAAAATGCGCCTAAACTAAGTGATACGGGTAAAGCTTCAATACATGCAGTATTAAGAACTGTATTAGGTTTAGAAGATACTCATAGATTTAAAAGTGGTATCGTTTCAACAGGCAATCAAACAGAAATAGTGCTTTCTTGGTCTTCCTTTCATGACATTGGAAGTATTGGCGTTCATGCTATTATTGGAGATTTAACTAAAGTTGAATTATATGAATTATCTGAATATATTAATAAAGAATTATATAATGATGAAATAGTACCATATGATTTATATAATGGTAAATTTAAACCCGCTGCAGAATTACCTGATGCAAATGAAGATCCAATTGATTATTGGGTACAAAGTGGTATATGTGCTTCATTAATACGTGATAGAAAAACAAGAGATGATTTAATTTTAGATTATAAAAATAAATCTTTGAATATTGATTATTTTCCTAAAATGGATGAAGTATATAAATATGACATTAAACAATGGGATGAGCAAGTCAATTTTGCAGTTAATAAAATGAAAATTTCAGTTTATAAAGCTGCTCAAAGTTCACCAATTGTTATTATTAGTCCACGTAGTAGAGGATTTAGTAATCGTGAAACATTAATCAATAAATATAAATCTATTAATAATATATCATTAGATTAAAAATTATTTATAATAAAGCTATTGCAACCGTCCAAAACGCAATCCATTCTAGTATATACATCCATTGAGGTAATTTTTTATTAAGTAAGTATAATATTACTGCACTTACTGCGGTAATAATAACTAAATAATATAAATGATAGAAAAATATTAATGATAGTTGACTTAATACTACTGCTCCTAACGCACTATATTGATGCATATTTGCTGTAAAACTATCAAGTCTGAATGCTGACGCTATGCCTACAAAACAAATTAACCCACAAGCAAAAAACATAAATCCATCGGTTACTAAGAATAAGGTTGGTATTGCATATCCTAAGCAAAATAAAAGAAATAATGAATTATATTTAATAGGTAAAGTTAATACTACATTATTATTCCATTTTATTTTTATATATTCATCAGGTAAACTGTAGTAGCTTGCTGATATCGAATTTAACCATCCATATTTTAAAAGAATGAATAAATTGTAAAGTACAAAAACTGAAATCATTGTTATCCACATAATATATTATTGTTTTTTATACGCTCGTAATCGTCTCCCAACCTGTTGCACCACCAATTCTCATCTTATTCAAGGTAGTATCGAAATACATTCCACCTTTAACATATGCTGGTGCTGCTGCAGTAGTTGCTTGTTGTGGCATTATTACTCCCTGAACTACTAAACTACCAGTTGCTCCAACATACGCTTTTTCAACCCCATTATTTCTGAATGAAAATAACTTAGCTGTTGCATTTGCTAAAGCACTTGATGTATCTGTAAATGCTCCTACTGCACTCGCTCCATCAACTACACGAGGATCAATTCTAAATCTTTCAGTAGATACTATTGTACCTGAAATTAATGCTCCTGAAACTGATGTACAGTTGGTTGGGTTATCAGTTATATTTAATAAATTACCACTTACTGCATATGTGGAGTTACCATCAACACGTCTTGATATTATAAGTACAGAACCAGTATTGTTTTGGGTTAATTTATCTACCCCATCACCTATATACATTGCTCCACCAGATGAATTTGTTGATATACCAATAAATCCAACTCCAGTTGTTGATATACCGCCTAATCCATAAGAACTACTTGATTGTCCATATAGTCCATAATTACTACTTGATTGTCCATAAACTCCAATACTATTTGTAGAGATTCCATATACCCCATATAAATTAGTTGATGACCCATAAACACCGTGAGAATTTACGGATGATCCAAAATTTCCAATATTATTAGTTGAATTAGCATAAACCCCATAACCATTTATGGATATACCATACATCCCATAATTATTAATGGAATTACCCCAAATTCCAGGTTGATTAGTTGAACTACCGTAAATACCCCTTGGAGTCTGTCCATAAATAATATATTTTCCTAAACCTGTATTTATTGTCCAATCTCCACTCGCAGGAGTTGCTACATTTGTCGTACTTAAAGAATTAGAATTTCTATCAACTGTAATTGAACCTCCTCCTGTTACTGATGCACTTCTTTCAACTACTAACCAATATGAAGTACCATTAACCATCGTATAGTCTCCACCAAACAAGTATTCAACATAAGAAGTCGTTAATGTGCCCATTTTAACCTGA